GAAAAACCAGCAGAACATAAATCAAATAACATAATAGAACTAGAGAACGGACAATTCTGTTTGTATCCAAACAATAGAATGAGAGTGTACGACAATTCACTGACACCAGACAAGCCACTGCAGCCAGACTTTAAAGTTAGCACAGAGATATATCAAGTTGAGAACGGACAAAAGTTTAGACTTGGAGACACGGACGAGTATTTTTGGAAGGCAAAAGATGAATGATAGAGTTTCTTCTGGTCTTCATGCTCAACGAGAGAGTGATAGATCAGACACAAAGATTTGAAAATATTAACACTTGTTTGTATTTTTCTAGACGTTTGAACAATCAACCCGATGTCCCACTACCAGATGGTAAAATAGGCAAAATCACTGCATATTGTAAGCCTGTCCGAAAAAATTAGGCTCTCAGATCGCCACACAGAGCCGAAACAAAGTGTCCGTGTGTGATTGTACCCTAGAAATACCTTTGTTTTTGAGTGTTTTTGTATTGTCCATTATCCAACTTCTCCCCAATTTGACCCCATTTCAGCGTCTACATCAAAGGGTATTTTGAGTTCGGGCACACAATTAGACATGATTTCTTTTATTTGATCCACTTGCTTGTCGTTTTGTATGTTAAAACACAATTCATCATGCACAGTTAGCATTGGTGTAAGACCAGCATCATAACAATCGACCATGGCTTTCTTCGTTTGATCGGCACTAGATCCTTGAATTAATCTGTTAAGTGCTTTGTATGTAAAAGCTCTTCTAATACTGCCCTTGCCACCATACTCATCAATTGCTTCTTTCATTGGCAATGCCTTGTTATATTTGTAGGATCTAGGCTCGTACATATTGAATCTACACTTACGGCCCAACCAAGTTCTGATAATCCCACTCTCGGCAGCTTTCCTTGTTGTCTTCTCTGAAATAGATCTTAAGAACGGAACTTTATCATTGTACTTATCTAATAGAGTTGTCGCTTCATCAACGGATAGATCAAGAATGTTTGCCAACTTGCCTTTGCCCATACAATACATTAAGCCAAGATTCACAGTCTTCGCTTGTTTTCTTGGTATACCTGCTATGTCTGCCACAATCTGATGGAAGTCAGCTTCGCCTTTGTGATACAAAGCCACAACGTCATCTATCTGTGGGTGTCTATCAAGTCCTTTTAGTGTTGCA